CTGGCGTGTCCTCTTCCAAGTGTAAGGGCCTGTTTGCCGCCACCGACATGATACCAAGCGATGTTCGGGCCAGATCTTCCTCAAGCGCCAGGACTCCAATATTGCCTTCGCATCGGCGTAGTAAATCATATTCGATTTCTCTGATAAATTGGGACTTGCCCATACCACTGCCGCTTGTGATCGTGACCAACTCATAAGGCCTATGTCCTCTTGTTATCTCATTAAGGCCGTTCCAAGGATAAGGTATTGACTTCACCTGACGCTTTTGTACCAGTGTGTCCCATGTGTCCGTACCTGCTACAATGCCGTCAGGACGGTAAACCTTGGCATTCCACCATGCTTGCGTAAAGTCCTTCACACGGTTCGCCATGAGCATGTCACTGGCGTCCTTCAGAGGTAGCTTTACTATTTTTAGCTTGTTAGGACTAAAGAGGTCCTTAACTTGTTCCAGAGCAGCGTCACCTGCTTTGTCATTGTCAAAACAGAGCACAACGTGTTCATAGGACTCAAGCCACTCAAGCTGTTCCTTGATCTCTTTGGCTGCAGAGGACGCACCAGCACGTAAGGACACCACGTCGTACTGCTTGTTAAACATCTCGTACACAGCCATAGCGTCAAGTTCACCTTCAGTAATGGTTATGAACTTGTTGGTAGTACACTGTTGTTGACCGAAGAACCCAGCATTCTTTGGGTCTCCGTTGCTGAAGAAGTTTTTAGTTTTTACTTCCCTAATCTTTGCTGCACACACTTCACCAGTGTTGATGTCGTAATAAGGGTAGTAGTGTTTAACGATGTCACCTGTAGTGCCGTACTCAACGGTTACGCCAAAGCGCATACAGGTTTCTTTTGAAATAAGTCTGTTGGGTATTGCTGCCACTGTACCAAACATCTGTAGTGGCTTAGCTTTGGCTATAGGTATAACTTCGGACATAGAACCGTCACCATGTGTGTGGTAGTCACAAACGGAACTAAAGCAGTGTGTAGAACCGTCGTCGTAAATAGCAAGGGCGTCCGAAGAATTGCACTTGGGACACCCTTCATGTCTTACAAAGTTAGCCATGTTTAAAAGTCTGCAGCTTCTCCTAGTTCAAGTTCTGCTTCCTCTAAAACTTTTACTGCTTCCAGGTAAGTTGACACACCATGAACAGGATGTGGCTGACCTAGCTTAAACTTTAGACGTACCTTTGAGTTGTAAGGCACTTCACCAGCATAGGGATTACCTTCAGCGTCAAAAGTCTTA